CTTCCCCATGCAGTAGTGCTATCACCTGGACTACCAATGTCTTCTACAATGAGATATCTACGACCGTTGATTGGTCCCGGCAATCCTGCGTTTGGTCCTGTGACTAATGGGTTAATCACGCTGTCTACGGGATCCAATGTGTTTTGTGGCAGGGTGTCAGGGTCAATGTTAAAGATTAGTAATCTGTCATCTACTGGATCAGGTACAATAGTGCCCACAATTTCAGTATTCATGTGTGGATTGTCCAACCATATCTGACTAATACCTGGACGTAATGTACCATATACATTTAGTAAACTAGTCCAATACAAACTTGTATTTGGATTAGCGGGTAAATCTAAGCTCTCGTTACTAGGGTAGAATGCTTCATTTGCGGGAAGTAGTTGTAGACTATTGCCTATTAATAATAACTTGTATCCATATGGCGTAATCTTCTGACGAGTGCCCAACAACAAATCTTCATCTTGTATGTCAGATAATGCAGTACCTTTAAAAATACTTGCAATAATCTTTTCAATAACACCCATCTTCTTAAGTTTAGCCGCATTACTAATCCAGATAGGCATGTAGAACTTCCAAGTCAGTACATCGATTGGATTACCGGTACCCTGTGGAATAGTTCTACTACTGAATGTTAATCCATCTTGGTAAACCACACTAAGTGACGTCCAATCAATAAAGTTATCAGTGCTTTGAATTTCTAATGATGGGTTGAACAATGTACCTAACTGCTCAACCAATTCTAATTTTTGATTGTAGTTAGTAGTCCAAAAATCAACACTAACTCTCAGAGTGTATGGTACAGGCATCAATCGTTCAATTGTAAATGCTTGTCCTTGCACAGTTTCATAACTTTGTGTTTCTGCATTGTAACTACGTTGACGAACTTGAACTTTATCAATGAACGTAGGATCTTGCGTTCGTTTTTGATCGTATTCTAATCCAGTGATGTAGAATGTTATTAACGGAGCACTTGGTAAATTGCTAGCACTATTGTTAGCAATGATTGTACTAGCTTGGCGACTACTATCACCGTACATAACTGGAACACGAACAAGAATTTGATTACCTGCTGGATCTTTGCCTTTAGTAACTTGCCAGTTACTAAAGATTTTCGCAAATTGAATTAAAAATCTGCGTACTTGATTATCGTAAAAAAATTGTGCCATGTGTTAAACTACCGGTGGTATTGGATCTGGTGCTAATGTTAAGATACTTGACAACGGTTGACTTTGTGTAGTAGTTGTTCCGTCAGTCAACACTGTAACATTACTGTTATTTATGAAGCTGGATTGCTGTGACAAATCTCCTGATGTGAAACCAGTTTGTGTTCTGACGTTAGAAGAAATGCGCACCCATAATTGTCCGTCCCATCGATACAATAATTGTGGTAAATAGTCAGTGCGTAAGAAGTAATCTCCTACTGTAGGATTCTGTGGGAAACTGATGCCTGCACCAGTTGGGAATCCGTTAGGGGCAACACCTTCTCCGTCCAAGTAACCAGTAGTGTAGCCAAAGCTTCTTGGACTACTACGTGCAATGAATTGATATGCAGGATCACAATCTGCTCTAAAGTCCATTTGTGTACTAATAGTGCCCGTAAAGCCTGGTAACTCTGGGTTTTGGTCAGCAGTCGCATATGTATTATCAGCCGTACCATATGGACCTGTAATTGGTCCGGTTGTCTGTACTGATAATACTGTTTCACCTTCAACAGGTCCTGAACCATTACCTATTAGTTGAGGGGCTATTCTAAGTGTTTCTAAATTCACTTGATTAAACACATCTAGTGGTGCTATGTCAGTAGTCAAGTCCCAAATACTCTGAATCGTTTGTTTAGAAATACGAATTACTGGACTAGGATTCTTGTACTTAGGATTACGCATCATAGCAACTGTACCGGTTGCAGTAATAGGTGCACCACCTGAATTAACAATAACATTGATAGGTGGCGCAGGTTGGTCGTACTTACCTGACAATGCGTTGTCACCAGTGAACACTCCGTATGTAGGTACAATGTACAAATTCTTTCTATCGTAACCTGCTTTGGGTACTAATCGTTCTGCTTCATCTAAAATAGCATTATTAATTTGTATGTTCTGGTTGTACGTAGCAAGAATATCTTTAAGATTTTGATTAGGATCAAGTTCCCAATATGTATCATCAGGTGGCGCCATGCCAATTGGAACTTCTACTTTACTAATGTAATTCTTATCACCATAACTAATAACATAGCCGGCTGGATAAGTTCTAGTACCATCCCATAATCCTAGATAATTATCCTGATTAATAGGTTCTTGAATAATTTGGCTAAACTCTTGGCTATCAACTAATGGTTCACATTTAATACGCCACAAGTGAGGGAACCAAGTAGGACTAAAACCTTCACTTGCATAATTAGCATCAGTAATCTGCATAAAACGTTTTAATGCTACTGGGATAGTGTCTCTTAATGGATTGTAATCTACTAAGTGAGGTAATTCAATAACGTCACCGACCATTAACTTACGTCCAACAATATCAATCATATCATTGTAATGAACCGTAATGAAAATAATATCATTATTAAGGAATAAACCAAATTGGCTTAAATCAAAATCTAAATTTTGTACATTGTAATGACCCCGTACTCTGTAAATATTAGGATCATATGTTCTATCTCTATTCTCTAGGAATAATAAATCCTGAATATTAGTAGGATTTAGACTATCATATTCTGGTTGGGTGTAATCAATACTAGCCCCTTGATTAGTAGGTCCTAAATATTTATGGACATACAAATCAGTTGCGCCAACAGTAAGCATCTCTGATACTGTTCTATCAAAGAATCGATAATCGTTCGATTTTGTCGGGTGGTAAAGTGATAATCTAGGCATATGTATTATTTATCGTTTACCACCCGACAAGTAAATAGTCTAAATGGGTCAAAAACAAGGTTGACAACAAATGGACAATCTGCTACAATACATAAATGCGCTACAATTCTAGGAGAACTTAATGGCAACACGTAAAACAGCATCGACAAAAATTATTATGAAGAAAGCTAGTGATTATTCACAGGTTAAGACACTTAACCCCAGAGACCCGGACACTGAATATTTAGGCCCTGAACCTATGTTTGCCGTACAACCCGATGAAGATAGACGCCGAGTCGCACTTATGCGTAGTTTCACATGGTATGGTCGTTTCTATGGTAAGAAAGATGCTAAAGAATTCTTAGCACAATACTTAGACCTACGTGAGCGCCCACAAGAGGCTAAGATTATGCGTAAGATTGATGAGAAAGAATGTATCAATACTTTAGCTTGGTTAGCACGTATGGAATTGCGTGGATTAGAACTATCTGAAACGGAATCAGATACACTACAAAATGAAATTAAACGATTGCTTGAAACTATTAACAAACCACAAATAGTTGAAGCAAGTGCTACTGGAGCACCTGAAGCACCAGTAAGACCTAACATTCAGGAAATACTAAAAGACAAAGCACGTGAAGCCGGTGGTGAACTTGAAGGATTGTTTGACGAATTCATTATTGAAGGTGCAAAAACTCAGCACTCATTTAGACCCATTGATGAAGTAGCTAAAAAGAATGTAATGCCACAACATATCAGTATGCTTACTGAAGTATGGAAAAAGAAACTTAATGAAATTGAAGAAGTAATTAAGGGTAAGGATGCACAACTTGTGCAGGGCTATCAACATTTAACAAAAACACAATTGAAAAATATTGTAAAGTTTATTGAATTGGTTATCAATGACTTAAACAGTTACATCAGTGTTAAGAAAGCCGCAAAAGCTCCTAGGGCACGTAAAGCGGTACCAGTTGAGAAAATTGTTGCTAAACTCAAGTATCAAAAAGTATTTAAAGATACTGCAAGTAAACTTGATTTAGTCAGTATCAGTCCTATCAAACTTCACGGTGCAAGTGAAGCATGGGTTTATGATACCGCAAAACGTAAGTTACATCATTATATTGCCGATGATTACAGTAAAACATTTACAGTTAAGGGTAGTACATTGCTAGGTTTTGACACTGCACAAAGCGAAGTTAAGACATTACGTAAGCCCGCAGAACAACTTAAAGAAGTAATGGGAAGTAAGCCTGCGGCACGTAAGTATTTTAAAGATATTAAAGCAGTTAGTACAACACCTAATGGACGCTTTAATGATGCCATGATTATTCTAAAAGCGTTCTAATGAATAGACTGGTATCATTCGGTTGTAGTTTTACGTTCGGACACGGCTTACCTGACTGCTACATTGCAGAACATAATTTGCCGGGGTTCGAACATAGTAAAATGGCTTGGCCGTCTGTACTATCAGAACGACTTAATTTAGATTTAATAAACATTAGTAGTCCCGGTGCGTCTAATGAACGAATATTAACTAACATTTTAAATGCAGAATTTGAGTCAACAGATACAGTTGTGATACTGTGGTCGTTCATTCACCGCGGGTTGATTTTCAATGATGACGGGTCGGATACTGAAATAAGACCAATGACCCCGTCAGCAGAACGAGAACCTTTTTTCAAGTTACATACAGATTACGATATGCTTGTTAAAACGTTATTGTATATTCATCATGCAACACAATATTTAGAAAACAATAAGATTAAAGTTCATAACTGTTACATGGATTTTAAAATGAAACATTGGTTACCAAAAGCAAAAACTCATAAGAAATTAGTAAGTTATGCAAATACAATGCAATTTATTAGTTTCACTGAGTTACTGACTGACAGAGCATTAGACGATTCTCATCCGGGAATCAATTCACACAGAAACATAGCAAATGCTATTTACAATTCACTAAAGGAAAAACATGAGTAATATTGATTTAAACAAATACAAGGATTTCGTAGAAGCAGTAACAAGCAAAGCAAGTAATGACCTGACTACATTCATGGATCGTTGTGATGAACTTGATGGTAATTACATTGGTGATGGGGTTCATGGTCCTGATATCAATGTACCATTGTTATTAACCGCTTGTCTTGGATTAGCGGCTGAAGGTGGTGAGTTTATTGAAGTGCCCAAGAAGATGTTTTTTCAGGGTAAACCACTGACAGAAGCAGAAGTGTTCCACTTGAAGCGAGAGTTAGGTGATGTTATGTGGTACTGGATTAATGCTTGCAGGGCATTGAATCTTGACCCTAATGACGTTATTGATGAGAATGTGCGTAAGCTAGAAAGCCGATATCCAGGTGGCAGTTTTGATGCACATTATTCAGAGAATCGAAAAGAAGGCGATATCTGAGTACCGAATGTTTCCTGATAAATACAGTATCAGGAAACTACTATGACCGCAAGCATTCTTAACACACCATCAGGATTAACCTTAGACGAGCTAAAACAGGCGTTATTTACTAACGTCAGATATCGTTTAGGAGATGGAATCATTGATTTAGAATTAGATCCTCAACACTATGAGGCTGCATACAATTATGCTATTAAAATCTATCGTCAACGTGCTCAAAACTCCACAGCAGAATCCTACACACTTTTCACAGTAGAAAAGAACGTTGATACTTACACCCTCCCTAGTGAATTTATTAACGTTCGTAGTATTTTTAGACGTACGGTTGGGTTTTGATCCATTCAGTTCAGCCATTCTAAACACATATTTGTTAAACTACAACTATGCAGGTGGTATGGCAACATATGACTTCTATGCAGGTTATGTTGAGCTGGCGGCACGAATGTTTGGTGGATATGTCATTTACACGTTTGATCCAGTAACTAAAGTACTGCGTATTGTACGTGACCCTAAAGGTACCGGTGAGCGTATTCTTATTTGGGCAGACGTACAACGAACACAAGAAGTATTGCTACAAGATCCGGGTGCTGGTGTTTGGATAGGTGATTGGGTATTTGCTACATTAAAAGGTATCATTGGTGAAGCACGTGAGAAATATTCTACTATTGCGGGTCCAGGTGGCGGCACAAGTTTGAATGGTGCGGCAATGAAGGCTGAATCCAAACAACTACAACAAGAACTCATTGAAGAACTAAAACGTTATGTAGATTACAGTCAACCGTTGACTTGGGTACAAGGTTAAATGAGAGCCCAAGAGTTTATTGTTGAGTATAGAAATAGACTACTACAATATGTAAAAAGTTTATTGCCTATTTGGCCTGAATATGTTCTCAAAGATTGGTTAGTTCCTAACAAAGGTGATTTTAGCAATCTGCCTGTAGACGCAATTAAAAACGGCATAATGGAAAAAGTGCAAGGTGCAGGACTTACTCCCAGTTCCAAATGGCAACTTGTACCTAATATGAAGTTTACAGTGGATATGTTTGACCCAAAGACTAAACAACTATTAATAGGCCGTGCCGGTGGAAGTAGTGATTTAGGTATGGGTATTCCAAAAGACAAAGAAAGACACGCCACTCAAGCGGCATTAGCACAACAACAAGGTGGTGTTAGCAAAGAACCAGTTCTACTAATAAAATCAGCCAATGGATATGAATTACTAGAAGGATGGCATAGAACTATTCAACATTTTGTTAAGTATCCTGATGGTTATACTGGCCCTGCTTATGTTGCTGTTTCGGCAAAATAAACTCTTTACTTTCTAATTCTCCTGTAGTACAATATGTATTACAGGAGTTACCATATGATTATTGGAGTTACAGGATTGATTGGGTCAGGTAAAGATACAATTGCTGACTATCTTTGCACGTTTCATGGATTCAAGCGTGTTAGTTTTGCGGCATCATTGAAAGACGCAGTAGCAGCCGTCTTTGGTTGGAATAGAGAATACTTAGAAGGTTCTACTAAAACAAGTAGAGCTTGGCGAGAACAGAAAGATGAATGGTGGAGTGAACGACTAGGTATGAATATTACACCACGTTGGGTATTACAATACTGGGGTACTGAAGTATGCCGTAATAATTTTCATAGTGATATCTGGGTAGCAAGTGTGGAGAACAAACTACGTCAAACTGATGAAAACATTGTGATTACCGATTGTCGCTTTGTTAATGAAGTTAACTCTATTAAAAGTGTAGGTGGTATTACGATGCGTGTTAACAGGGGTGAACGTCCTGTTTGGTACAGCGCAGCCGTCGATTACAACAATGAACCTGAGGGCAGTGAACAAAGATTAAAAGCTATGGTAGAGTTAGGTAACTATGCAGTCCATGCTAGTGAATATTCTAGTGTAGGATTATTGTATGATTACTACATTGATAATAATGGAACTATTGATGACTTACATAAACAAGTTAACTCAGTGGTCAACAGTTAAATCACCGCGTTTCCAAGTAACTTCTTTCTTTTTAACTACCTCAACACAGTTTAAACAAATACTACGTAGATTGGATAATTCAGCATTATCCAAGTCACCGTCGACATGAAAAACTGTAATCTGAGTAGTGAACAAACTATGAAAGCCACATAAGTCACATGTGGCTTTTTTCTTATAGCCCTTACTGTTCCACTTAGGTCTTCTAGGTTTTAATTTATTCTTTTTGCGACCACACTCATCACACATACTACGATAGTGTGTGACTCCTTCACGGATGTAATTGACAGCAGAATGATTCTTCCCGCAAGTTTTACAAATAGGTCTTTTCATATTGTATTTATTAACCTTCGAAGGCACGGATATTGGCTCTTTTTACAAGTATTCGATAAATAATACTATGCAATCAGGTGGTAAACCTCAAAATTTTACATAAAGGAAACATAAAATGGCATTAACATCTCCAGGCGTAGAAGTAACAATCATTGACCAAAGTCAATATCTACCAGCGCCAACGAATTCCGTCCCTCTAGTGGTTCTTGCTACGGCACAGAATAAAGCTGACGCATCTGGTACAGGTGTAGCGGCAGCAACAACAGCGGCAAACGCAAACAAATTATTCCAAGTTACAAGTCAACGAGACTTAGTAAACTTGTATGGTACTCCATTCTTCTACACAACGACTAATGGTACACCAATTCAAGGTTATGAACTTAACGAATACGGTCTATTGGCCGCTTACTCAACATTAGGTGTAACAAATCGTTGTTACGTTTTACGTGCTGATATTGACTTAGCAAGCTTAGTAGGTCAAACAGGTCGTCCAACAGGTAATCCAGCTAATGGCACATGGTGGTTAGATACTACCACAAGTACATGGGGTATCTATGAATTTAATCAAACAACAGGTAAATTTGTATTACAAACTCCTATTGTCATTACTGATAGTACAGATTTAAGCGCAGGCTTCCCGTTAAATAGCATCGGTAACATAGGTGATTATGCAGTCAATGCTATTGAAGTTACCGGCGGTGCATATGCATCAAATAGTAAAACTTATTTTTACAAAGGTTCAGACAACACATGGGCCGCATTAGGCACATCAAGTTGGAGACTAGATATCCCTACAATTCAAGGTACTACTTCAAACCCAACGTTGACTGCTGGTAATACATTTAGTATTACAATGTCAACATTGTACTCTACTACTATTACTGTTCCGGTAGCCCCTAACAATACAGTTGAAGGTGTCGCTAGTGCGATTAATGCTCTAGGATGGACTGGTCTAGCCGCAGAAGTACGTAGTGGTAAATTATGTATTTTCTCTAATCAAATTCTTGCTAGCGGCGGTGTTGTAGATGGTCGTGTTAATGTATCAACTGTTTCAGGTACAGCGTTACCTAATATGGGTATTACTTCAGGAACATACTATCAACCTATTACAACATATGGCACAAGCGCACAGATGCCACTATGGTCAAGTACACAAACTATACCTCGTCCAACAGGTTCTGTATGGATTAAGGTTGGTTCTGCTGGTAATGGATTAAGCCCGGTAATGGCAGAATTCAATAGTCTTACCTCATCATGGTCAAATAAAACTGTAACACTTTATATAGATGATGCAGCCGCAAATGAGGGTCTGGACTCAACTGGAGGAAAAGCGATCCCTGCAGGAACAGTTTATTCTCAATATGCTTACGGTGGCACCTCAGGTTCATCTCCGATTTATTTCTGGGAAAGAT